GCACCAGAGCAGAGATCGCAGAAACGAACCGCCCCGCATTGGACGCCGTGCGGCTTTGTTCTTTGAACGCCTCGGCCATTGTGTCCAGTTCCGCAACGGTCATGGCGGCTTCGGTTTGTCGCATGGCTATCTCGCCGCGCAGACGAGTGAACTCCATTTCTGCATTGAGCATCGCCAACTCGTGCGACCGCTCATTCTTCTTGTCGAAGATCTTGAAGACTTCCGGCGCAAGCCGCAGCACGCCTCCAAAGACCCCTCCTAACAGCGTTTCAAGCATTCATTCCTCCATCAAAGGTTTCCTGTGTTAGTAGACGGGAAAGAACGGCTAGTGCCGGGCCAAATGATACGCACAGCACCGGGCGCACCTTGAACCGAACCGGCCTGATAGTAATTTGCGTCTCCGCCTGTGCCTCCGCCGTACAAACCGCCACCATGCGGGCGGTTCCCGATCCAACTTGAGCTACTGCCGCCGGAGCCGCCTCCGCCGTGGCCAGAGCTACCCGAGCCGTTAGAACCTTGCCCGAGAATACCGACACCGCCGCCGCCGTTCAGACCACCGCCACCGCCACCGGCCCCACCGGAACCGCTGGTACCTGTGCCGGTACTACCGGCACCGCCGCTGCCTGAGTAACCACCCGCACCGCCTCCGCCTCCCGGCCCAGCAGAACCGCCGTTACCACCAGCACCGCCGCTGCCGTTGGCGACCGTACCCCCAGATCCGCCTCCGCCAGAAGTGTTTCCACCGCCGCCTCCGTTAGCTCGGCAAGTTGTGCTTATGAAAGATGACACGCCACCAGCACCGCCGTTGCCTGAGCCTCCATTACCTACAACCACCGCGTAAGAGTTGCCCGGCGTCACGGAAATGTTGTTCACGTATGCGAGCGCGCCACCACCGCCGCCGCTGGCATTGTAATAGTTACAACCCCCTGCATATCCGCCACCTCCAGCACCGCCGCCGCCTACGCAGACAACAGAAACTGATGTGACCCCCGCAGGCGCAACCCAGCTATAAGAGCCTGCCGAGGTGTATGCTTGCTGCCCTGCGGCAGAGGCGGTTATGCTATTGCTCGCTGCAGATGCCGGGCCAGTGCCCGCGCCGTTAGTAGCAGTCACGGTGAACGTGTAGCTTGCCCCGTCAGTTAGACCGCTCACTACAATAGGAGAAGTAGCCCCCGTAGCAGTAAAACCGCCGGGGCTAGAAGTCACCGTGTACTGCGTGATAGCCGAACTGCCTGTGTTAGCGGGAGCCGTAAAAGTAACGCTGGCGCCGAGAGAATTGTTCGCTGTCGCGGTTCCAATCGTGGGAGCGCCAGGAACAACAGGCCAAAGATTTTGCTTACTATAACCAGCCTGTTGGCTCAATGTCCAGAGGCCCGGCGCAGTGCTACCGTTAGGGGTCGGCGGAGATTTAGTAATCCAGCCTCCGGGGTATTGCTCGCTCATAGATCCACCTGTTCGTTATCACCATTATGAGTTTTAACGATGTTTACGATTTTAGTGTTCGGTTCCAACGCTTTGAACTCATGAGGCTGGTTAGCTAGAAAATTCAAAACCTGCCCAGGAACGGCTTCGATTTCCCAGTCATGAGAATACGCTTTTATCCGCCCGCTACACACGATCGTGATGTGCGCGCTGACTTCAGTATGAGAGTGTTTAGGTAGAATGTCACCTTCATTTTCAAAAGTGTATACTACACCTACCAGATCTCCGACGTCCTTGAGGTAGTTAGCCGATAACATTGGGAGCACCTCCGTTAGCTGAAAGCTGGGCTTCGATGTTGGGCGGAATCGGCAGAACTATAAGCACCGGGTCGCCTTCAAAAGAAACAGCGTTGAGGCCGTCGATGTACTTTTGCCATTTCTCTTGCATACCTTCAGCGTCTTCTAGTTTCCGAGCCGCCGCCCATTTTTTCAAATTTTCAACCCCCTCAATGACTTCAATCTTAATTTCATTCATGCGGATTGATTTTTCTTCAGCAGACATCTGGCGTACGTGATGTACGTCTTTGCAGACACCGTTTTGGATTTCGTAAGTCACACCTTCGTAAATCTCATAAGGGCCGACTTGAGGTCTTTCAATTCTTTCAAAGCGCATGAATTCAGGAGGCAGGTTGTTGACGTCTACGTCAGGGAATGCCTGCCGAAAATTGTCGCCGAAAATGGGGTGCTCAAAAGGTTGGCCGTCTTTGATGCGAATGAAAAGTTCCATGGTTTTCTCCTTTGTTTACAGATTACCGGTGTTGGTTGAAGGGAACGAACGAGTGGTGCCCGGCCAAATTATACGCACTGCGCCTACAGCGCCAACCACGAACCCGTATTGCGAGCTGTTAGAATCTCCTCCCGAGCCGCCGCCGTAAATCGCGCCACCAGCGGGTCTGCTTGGAATTGAAGAACCCGAACCGCCTCCTGAGCCGCCCTGTCCAGTTCCACCGTTAGTGGTTCCGCCTGTGCCCCCGGCCCCGCTGCTACCTTGACCTAGCAAACCAACGCCGCCGCCTCCGCCACCCACGGCTGGGGAACCACCGGCACCGCCACCGCCCGCGCCGCCAGAACCAGAAGAACCTGAAGTCGAGTAGCCGCCGCCGTTTCCGCCGTTACCAGCATATCCTCCGGCACCCCCACCACCACCACCGCTGGAACCGTTGTAGTTACCGGTGCCTCCGGAACCACCCGTACCATTGAGCACAGTGCCGCCAGTTCTGCCGCTAGAGCCAGTAGAACCGCTAACACCGCCGCCCGCCCGGCAAGAAGTAGAGTTAAAAGAAGAAGACCCGGCAGTAGCACCGTTGCTGCTACCACCCGCACCAACCACAACGGTGTAGCTGCTGCCGGCAGTAACAGATATATTGTTAGCGTAAGCAAGCGCACCGCCACCACCCCCGCTACCGTTGTAATAACTACAGCCTCCGGCGTAACCTCCGCCTCCGCCGCCCCCGCCACCAACACAGACGACGCTAACTGAACTTACTCCAGCCGGAGCAACCCAGCTATAAGTTCCGGCAGCGGTGTAGGCTTGTTGACCGATTACTTCAACCGTTATCGGGGCGCTAGCCGCGCTAGCAGGGCCGGTGCCCGTAGCGTTCGTCGCTGTGACCGTAAAAGTGTAAGTCTGCCCAGTGGTCAGCCCGGCAACATTTATCGGAGAACTTGAACCGGTAGCAGTGATACCGCCCGGACTAGACGTGGCAGTGTAAGTCAAAGCAGTGGGGTAGCCTGCTGAACTCGGGGCAGTGAAATTAACAGCCACCGTAGTGTTGTTAACAATGGTTACTGCGCCAATCGTAGGCGCACCAGGAGCGGCAGGCCAAATATTCGCCCCGCGAGCCTGCATCTGCTGACGGGAGGTCCACATTCCGTTGAAATTAGGCATTATAGATTCCCCGTGTTAGTGCTCGGGAACGAACGGCTTGTTCCGGGCCAGATTATTCGGACTGCGCCGACTGCACCGGCACCGCTCGGGTTGTAGCTAAAGTTCCCTCCCCCACCAGCGCCATAATTTCCTCCGTCTCCTCCCTTTCTTGGAGACGTTCCACCGTTTTGACCATTGTTTCCGCCAGAACCGCCTGAGCCTCCGTAACCCAAATTCCCAGAGACGATTCCTCCTGCTCCAGATGAACCTTCTCCGAGCAATCCTACGCCGCCGCCACCGCCAGACCCCCAATCAACGGTAGAATAATTGGAGCAGCCACCACCACCGCCGCCGCCGCCAGAGCCGCTTCCTCCAGGAGTGTTTGAAGAACTTCCTTCACCAAGTCCGCCATTGCCAGAATAGCCTGCTGCGCCGCCGCCACCGCCGGTTCTTGCTCCTCCGGTGGACTCGCCCAATCCTCCGGTGCCTCCGCCATCACCTGTATAAGTGCCACCTGCTGCAGCTGCTGTGTTTCCGTAAAAACAGCCTCCATCACCGCCGCCGCCTTTTACGACTGCTGTAGAAACGAAATAAGAATCTCCGCCTGCAGAGCCTCTTCCGTCTCCGGAAGGTCTTCCTGCTGCGCCAGACCCGACAAGAACTGTGTAGCTGTTTCCAGGCGTAACAGTGTAGTTGTTCTTGTAGCCTAAACCGCCACCGCCGCCACCGCCGCCAGAACCAGAACCGCCAGAACCGCCACCGCCAACAGCAACCACGGAAACGCTAGTCACACCACTCGGTGCAATCCAAGAATAGGTTCCTGCTGCGGTGTAAGCCTGCTGGCCTTGGTTGATCGGGCTGAAAGAACTGCTGTTGGCGCTATACGGGCCAGTGCCGAAAGCATTGGTTGCCGCGACTTTTGCTGTGTACGTGTTGCCGTTCGTCAAACCCGTCACAACGATAGGCGAAGATGCACCGGTGTTCGTGAACACCGCGCCGCTGGACGAATCCGTGACAACGACTTGATAAGACGTGATTGCTCCTCCGCCAATGTCAGAAGGCGCGGTGAAAGCAACCGAAACTTGAGCAGCGCCAGCGGTTGCTGCGCCAATTGTAGGCGCGTTGGGCACCTTCAACGGAAAATACGATGCCGTTAGAATACCGGCCTGATAGCGCATCGACATTGCGGCGACTCCTTATCAGGTCAGTGCTTCGTAGCTGGCTGTGAGTTCGATGGCGTTTGCTGTCCCAACAGTTGCGACCACAGACTGCGACTCGCCCACGTAGAGCGAAGTCGTCTTGTCAACGATGATCAATGAGGAGTTAGCCGGAACGCTGATCTGGTAAGCGATTCGATACGCCGTTCCGCCACCTCCAGTCGCGCTATTGACCGAAACAGTCACCGCCACAGCAGAGCCGGTCACGTTCGAGGCGACGATGTTGTTGACCTTGTTGACCGTGCCGCTTGCAGGCGTCAGTGCGGTCCAAGTTGTTGCGCTGGTTGTCGTGGGGATGAGATACGACGTGTTGCCGTAAATCGAGGTTACGTTGACGATATTCGGGTTGGCCATTTCGTTAGCTCCTTAGAATCCAAAGATCATAGCCATCGCAATGGCTTTGCCGGTCGTAACACCGCCAGACGACGGAGTTACAAAAGTCAAATTTCCCGCGCCGTCAGTCTGAACCACCTGACCGCTGGTGCCGTCAGCTGTAGGGTACTTGAGACCCGCCGGATTGTTCATGATGCGCGTCACAGTTCCTGTCGCATTTTCAGCGTAGAGAGCCATGTCGGCATCGTTTATGTTGATTGCGAGTTCACCAGGATTCAGGTTGGCCGCAGAAGGCACCGCACTCGCGGTCGTGCTGCGGTACAGCTGAATCGGTGTGTAGCCTGTCTGTGCCATTGCTGTTACCTCTTTCTTGAGTTGAGAAACATTATGCCTTCAAGTTCACTACAAGGCAACGATTGATTCATCAGAACGTCCCTCCGTTCATGCCGACGTAACTTGTGGCTGTTATTTGTCCGGCTGCGAAATTGCCGCTCGCATCACGCGCCACAACCTTGGAAGCTGTGTTCGCGCTAGTTGCGTCTACAGCCCAAGTAGTAGCGGCAGAGCCGTTGAAGTTGCTGCCCGTTAGGTATGTACCGCGAGTGAGCGTTGCGCTTGTTGCACTTGCTGTGGTGGCTGTTGCAGCGTTGCCGCTAATACTAATACCCCAAGTGCCGGAAGCGCCTGTGCCTGTTAGTGTGGGGGCGTAGGAGTTGTAGTTGTCCGAGCGAAGAACCGTGTTCCCTTTGTAACTTAATGTATTTAAGTCAGCGTAAAGTGTGGTCGTCCATGTGATTGGGTCACCAGCGGATTTACCTACCCCACTTGCTGAACGAGTGAAAAAAGCACCACCAGCACCACCATTGTTAGCAGTGAGGCTCGCAGCCGCCGCATCTTCACTCCCGTTGGTAAAAGTGGGAGATGTACCCCCCAAAGTATTCCAATACCAGTGAACACGACCTGTACCATCCTGCTGCAACCAAGCCGAGTTACCCTGTGCTGTAATGCGGTTAATGTAGTTATTGACGGTTGTTGTACCGGTAACAGATAACGTACTAGAGAAAGCTCCTGTTGTTGCGTTAACCGTACCGCCAGATTGGTTGGTAGCGGTAGTGGCTGTCGTGGCGTTGCCGCTCAAACTCGCAGTAATGGTCCCGGCTGAGAAATTGCCTGATGCGTCACGCGCCACAACCTTGGAAGCTGTGTTGGCCGAGGTTGCGTCCACAGCCAAGGTGCCGCTGGTCGTGATCGTGCCGCCAGTCAGGTAAGAGCCGCCAGTCACGCTGGTGACGGTGCCTGTGTTGGAGGTGTAACCAGACGGATTGGTGGCAGGGTAAGCACCAAGACTGGTGAGTGCGCCTCCCGCAGTTGTTGCTCCTGTGCCGCCGTTAGCGACCGCGAGCGTTCCGGCCAACGTGATCGTGCCGCTGCTGGTGATTGGACCGCCAGAAGTCGTTAGACCGGTCGTGCCGCCAGAAACGTTAACGCTCGTTACAGAACCGAGCGGGTTTGAAGACCACTGGAATGCAGACCCTGACCATTCGAGATAGGTGTTTGCAACCGTCGGCGCAACAACGAAACTCGTCGCGCCAGAGCCTGTGTTGTAAGCGATCCTATTGGCTGCACCGCCAGCGATGTTGGTCGCTGTTGTTGCAGTGGTAGCTGAGGTCGCAGAAGTCGCTGTCGTGGCCGATCCAACCGTGACGCTCGCAGGATTGGTCCAAGTTGGAGCCGAGCCGGTTGAAGTCATGATGCGACTTGAAGCACCGATGCCCAGCTTGCTCAGTGTTGTGGAACCCGTGGCGTAGATGATGTCGCCTGTCGTGTAAGACGACTGTCCAACGCCACCGTTGGATGCAGAAACAGGGGTTGTCAGAGAGAACTGCGTTCCGGTCAGGGTCAACCCTGTGCCGGCAGAGTAAACTTGCGCGGAAGAAACCTGCGCAAACGTGATCGCTGTGGTGCCGAAAGTGATCGTACCGACAGTGTTGCAGATGTAAGTTTCACCTGCTCCTGTATCGCCCGAGGTGACGAAAAATGCGTCACCTTGTCCCAGAGAATTTGGGCTGAATGGGGAATAAGTGTCTGCGTCTGTCGCCCGAGTCAACACCCAGTTGGTAGAGCCTGAGCCTGTGTTGGTGACCGTGTAAACGCCATTTTCGTACTGATTGGTCTGATTGTAGATCAGCACGCGGTCGTTGGTGTTCAGCGTTACACCGTCAATGACCAGCGCAGTTTGCGTCCCAGCATTGGTCAGCGTTGCTCCAACGCCCGAAGCCCCATTGTTATACGTGGCGTTCAAATTTCCAGCAGTATTTGGAGACTCTACCCGAACAGGGTCATGGAAATGGATCCCGCTAGCCGCCAAAGTGTCTACGTACTGCTTTGTTGCAGCCTGCAAAGCTGTCGTTGGATCACCGGTCAATGTGACCGAGGAAAGACCAGCGAGCGAAGAAGCTGTTGCGCCCAGCGCCACGCTTGTTGAGCCGATGGTGACCGAACTGTTGGTCAGAGCCGCGTTCGGAATCGCACTGAAGTTCGTGCCGGTCAGGGTCGGGGTCGTGGTGTAGGAGGGTGTGGCTCCCCCGACCAAAACGCCTGTCCCTGCAGGCAGCAACGAGGTTGCGCCAGAACCAGTTTGGTAAGGAACAGACCCTGCAGCACCACCGGCGATGTTTGTGGCTGTGGTTGCGCTGGTTGCTGAAGTCGCGCTCGTGGCTGTGGCAGCATTGCCTGTGATGCTGATTCCCCAGCTTCCGCTGGCTCCGGTGCCGTCTGCTTTTGGAGCACCAACGGTGCTGTAGTCAACCGTCAGGGTCGAAGAGCCGTTGAACGTGCTGTTAACCACGCCGCCGCTCGTATTGCTGAAAGTCACAGCATTCACGACAGAGCCTGCAGAACCGGTGGTGTTTTGATTCAGGGTCGGGATGTCAGCCGCAACAATAGCACGGAAGGTCGGTGTGCCGAATGAACCGTTCGGAGCCGCTAGGACGTAGTTCGCTGTTTGGTTGGACCAACTTCCTGTCAGAGTTCCAGAAGAGGTGACCGGTGAGTTGGTGATATTGAATTCGCTCGGGAGCGAAAGACCAACTGAGGTGACGGTTCCGAGCGGGTTGGTTGACCACTGATAAGCAGAACCAGACCATTCGAGGAAGGTGTTCGCGACGGTTGGTGCGTCGATAAAACTGGTCGTGTCAGCGGCGGTTTGATACGCAATCTTGTTGGCTGCACCACCCGCGAGGTTGGTGGCTTCTCCAACGCTGACGTTAGCGCTCGGGGTGTGCGTCCAGTAGTTTCCTGCTGTGTATTGCAGCAAGTCACCGATTGTCGGCGTGCCGGTTTCAACGTCATTGAGCCGCGAAAGCCTAAACCCAATTTCAGCACGAACGAACAGAGACCCGTTAGAAGCTGCGTGAATGACAGAGGCAACTTCGATCTTTGCCGCTGGAGCCACGGGGACTGTTTTGGTCAGACCGCCAGGAACTGCTGGGTTGTAATAAAGGGTCTGCCCGTCAACCCACGCTTCTGCGCCACCGGTGGTGTTGATGCCACGCACGACGCCGAATTGCGTGATGTATCCCCAACCGTTGAGCGCAATGTCCTCGGTGGCGACGCCCATGTAATAATCAGCGTTCGTGGCGGTCAAACCTGTGGCTGGCGCAGCCAACAACCCTCCGCTCGCGCCGACCGTGCCTGTGAACATCACGGTTTGACCATTGCTTATCGCGGCAGACGCTTTGACGCGGTAGTAGATCTCTTCGCCGACTTGCTGGACAACTGTGCCACCGGCCATGCCGATGTTGAGAGTTTTGGCGTTGTCGTCACTGTTCCAATACATCCGACCTTCTGCGTCAGCTTGCGCAGGTGGGGTCGTGTCCATGTCGATGCGTTCAGCCGCAAGGTTCGTGAACGAACCCGCCACAGGCGTTGTCGCGCCGATCACCGTGTTGTCGATGTTGCCACCGTTGATGTCGGTGGTGGTCAGCACGGACGAGGCGATCGTCATCAAGCCGGTCGTGTCTGCAATCGTGGCGGACGCGGTGCCGTCTTTTGCCTTGATGTTCGAGGTTTCGACGTTGGTCGCGTCTACGAGCGAAGCGGTTACGTCCGTCGCGTCAACTGTCGTGAAGACGCCTGTCGAAGGCGAAGATGCGCCGATTGACGTGCTGTTGATCGTGCTGGAGGTGATCTGCTTGTTGTCGATTGCGACAGGCAGATCGTCACTCACCAACAAACGATAATTCGGTGCCGCTGGACCGCCGCTAGAAGGTCCAATGTAAACGTAATGCGCAGGCTGCGGACCATCGGTCGGTGTGTTGGCCCAGTAGTATTCGTTCGCGCCGTTGGAAACAAGAACTTGGCCAACGGCGCCAGCTGGACCGATGTAAAGACCGTCAGCACCAGACCAAACGATCGCGCCTGCTTCCGGAACCAACGAGCGACCTGTGCCGCCGTTATCAAGACCGAGCAACCCGTCTACTTGGTCGTCGTCGGCTAGGTCAATAGCAGGGTGCTGGTGATCAGCACGAGCGATGTCCGTGGAAACGCCAGCAGAACCTGTCGTGTTGACAGCCAACGGGGTTGCGCTGGAAAGGTTTGCGTTCAACGTGACATTAGAACTGAGCGCACCGCCGCCGTTCAAGCCGGTTCCGGCAATGACTTCACGGGTTGTTGGGACGCCGCCGCCCCCAGAAGCAGGGACAGTTGTCGCTGCCGTCACGCGCCCAGTCGAATCAACGATGAACACAGGGATGTTGGTGGCGTCGCCGTAAGTTCCAGGAGTGACACCGCTAGCAGCCAACTGGGTCGTGCCGATGCCGCCGTTGGCGACGCTCAAGGTCACGTTGCTGCTGAGTGCGCCTCCGCCCGTGAGACCAGTTCCAGCGATGACTTGCCGTGAAGTCGGCACTCCAGCGACACTAAGCAAGTCGCCGACTCGGATCTGGTAGTTGTTGCCCTGATAGACAATCATCATCAGGGAGTTTTCGTCCGCAACCGGCGCAGTCGGAAGTTGAGTGACGCGGGTCGGGATCAAATTGCTCGGAACGTCAGACATGCGTCAAATCTCCAAATATCCGTCACCATCTTCTGTGATGATGAACTCATTGCCAGCTTCCTGAATCAAACCCGCTGGGCGCGTGTTGATTGGCGTGTCTGGACGGTTGAAGGGCAACACAATCTTGTCGGGCGCACGAGGAGCCAGTCGATAAGGATCGTACTTGTCGCGGTCTGCTTCGCAAACCATCAGTCCGGGGTAGTTCGGGTCGGGCTGCAAGTCAGACAAGAACATCTTGCGCGAGCAACGTGCGCAAATACCGATGCCGTAGGTTGTTTGGCCTGTGGGATCTAAGTAAAGTGCGTTGCTCATGCTGTGTACGCCGCGATGCCAGGATTGATCTGAATCGGAGACCCATCGTTGTCACCGTCCCAAGCACGTTGCATGCTGATAGCAGACTTCTGCTCCAAAACAGCCATGATGGTCGGGTCGACCTGTGGCGTTTCTGCCGCTACGCGTGCCGCGAGTGTGTTGATTATCGCCTCCAACCAGCGAGCGGGGATTTCCACGTCTTGTTGCAAGTTGGAGTTGCTCATGATCTGCCGGTGACGCCACAACACCAGTTGCGCTTGTTCAGCGGCTGAAAATGGCGCAGGCCAGATGCGCACGATCGGCTCTGGCAGGTCGCGCTGGAAGTAGTAGTTGCTCGGACGACCAGGAAACACTTTGTTCGACTGATTCACGTAGCCGTCACGGTTCAGCTGACCGAGAGGAATCTCTTGCGGCATGTTGCCGAGCGTGATCGAGGAGTAACTCAAAACATCGTTCGGTTCTTGAGTGTAGACCCTGAAGTACGGATAAGCCAACGCACCACTGATGTCTGTCCAAGTGATCTCACCGGCTGAAGCCGTTGCGCTCGAAGAGCCGACAGTTGTGAAAACCGAGCCGTTCGTGCTGACTTGGAAGTTGACCGGCACCGCAGTGCCAGACCACTTGATTCCGATCGTGTCTACGACAGTCGAGGTGGTGAAAGAAACCTGATACAAGTTGCCAGCAGTGGTGGTCGCGCCACTCAAAAGCTGAAGAATGCGGTAGTTCAAGTTCAACACGCTGACCGTTCCTTCAGGAAGCGTCACAACGGGTTGATTTTCGTACATCGGGAGGACGATTTTCTCGATGCACCAGCTAGGCGTTTTCACGCTAGCCAGTTCTGCTAAAGTCGTGTTGAGGGTGTCGACCGCATAGTCATGCATTTCTGCTGTAATGGCTTGCGCAGGCAGACGACAACGCCTGAAGGCGTGATCTACGACCTTCAGCGCATTGAACGTGGTGTTGCCTATTTCACCAGAGTACGCCATTCCAACTCCATCTATGGTCAGATATGGCTGCTGGTACAGCTAGCCCTCTTTGTTTACACTTAATTATGGTACATTTTTGAAGAAATAACAAGTCATTTCTTCTTTTTGCCCATGTTTCTTGCCTCGTTCAGCGCGATCGCCACAGCTTGCTTGCGATTTGTGACCTCTGGACCAGACTTGCTGCCAGAATGCAGCTTGCCTTCCTTGAACTCACCCATCACCCGTCCGACTTTGGCTTCCTGCTTCGGGGTCATGCCGCCTTTCTTCATCGGGATCATCGGTTCGCGACGATCGACGGGGTATTGTTTGCGCATCGGGCGGTCGTTTTTCATCTTTGCCTCGTCGTAGCGCATCTCTTTGCGCACGCGAGACATTTCTTCACCAGCATCCTTGCGTTCGCTGCGGGTTTCCCGCTTGATCCGAGACATTTCCTCGCGCTCGTTGCGGATTGTGTCTTTGATCTTGCCGCCTTCTCGGTATTTGCCACCGTGAGACAGCTTGGTGAGCGGCTCGCCTTTGTGCATCGACTTTTCGTGTTTGTGCACGGCGGCTTTCACCATCGCTTTGTCTTGCGCGGTGTCGGCTTTGCCTCCGCGTGCGTAACCCCTGACCATCGTTTTCCCTGCGGAGCCGGTGTAACCAGCTTCACTGGGGAACTCGAAGTCTGAGACATATTTGAACGACTTGCTCATATTGGTTGCCCTCTTGTTCGATATCCTTCGATGAGACGGTCTAGTTTTGCGTCCAGCACTTCGAGTCGGTTCATCACGCGGTTGATGTCGGCGTGAACCTCTTCTTTTGTGACGTATTCTTTGGCCATCTCCTCACGGGTGCGGTTTAGGAGAATTTGGAGCCGCTTGACCTCGTCGACGTGGCCTCGCCAGCCCCAAATCAAAATCGCGCTCACGAAAGACAGTATTACGTTCCACAGTGTCGCGATCTCCACTTGGTTGCCCCCTCACGGTGCCGTGCCATAAGTCTTGATGCACTCTAAGACGATGGTGTAACGGTCGCCAGAATCGGCTCCAACTGTGGTGAACGCGACATCGCCAGTGACACCTGCGCCAGCGTTGTTCGGCAAACCGCCGAACGACGAGTAGTCCATCAGGTAAAACTTGTCAGCTGGGATGGTTTCGCAAAGAACGTCTGCCGTTGCGTCCCAAATGATGTCTACACCCATACCTTGAGTTTGTGCCCAGATCTTGTTGATCTTGACGCCGTTGCAAGCGTTGCCTGCAAAACTCTTGGCTAAGGTGGAGACATCGATTTTGGTTACAGTGGTTTCGCCTGTGCCGTCGGAGATGTTGGTGAATTTGGCGATGAACAGTCGTTCACCGTCAAGAATCGTTTGTGACGTGACTGCATCAGCCATGTTGACACCTCCTCAATTAGCTGAGAGCCGCGCCAACAGCGGTCACCCAAGCAGCACCCGTGGAAATGACCAAGCAATATTCGTCGTCGCCTGCGCCATTGTCGTTGATCAAGCGAACTTGTCCAGCGTTCGCTGCAGCTGCAGCAGGCAGTTCAGCGGTTGTGATGGCGGTCATTTTGATGAAGTCAGCCACGTAAACAGCGCCAGTGACGCTACCAGTGACGTCGCCCACAAAACCGTTGGTGGAGGTTACGGGACCAGAAAAAGTAGTCGATGCCATTTCATTTTCCTCTCATGCGAGTTAAGTGTGTTAGTCTGCATGACGTCAGCCGAGGACTGTCTAACACACCGAGTTTGCCTCGGAATTGTGGAGAGGGGGAGCACGAGGCTCCCCCAATCCGTTTACACACCGGCTGTGCCGAAAAGACCACGAGGGTCAGTCCAACCAACGGTGTAACGCTCAGTCGCCTTGTAGCGCATGGAGTCGGTTTCGAAATCACCTTCCATGCTCTTTTCCAGCGGACGACGCATCAGCAGCTTCATGCCTTCCGGCGCATCAGTCTGCACCCACCATGCGGTGGTCGAGGTGATACGAGAAAGGTTAGCCTGACCTTCCGACAGCAGACCCATGGATTTCACGGGGTTGATGTCGTTGTCAGCTGTGCCCGCACGCAGCACGCTCTTCAGCAGAACTTCTGCTTGGAACACGTTGCTGGGACCAGTGACAATCTTCTTGGGCGTCAGGCGGATACGCTTGCCGTTGTTGTCAACAGCGTTGCGGATCTGGATCAGCATCTGCTCAAGAGAAGTCTGCGACAGAGCCGCAGCGGTGGTCAGCTGGTTGCTGAAGGTGCCGTTAACAATCGGATGCGAAGCGTTGATCAGCGAAACGCCGTCACCACCCGTATACGAGCTGTTAAATGCACGGTTCAGAATGTTGGCCGACAGCGTCTCTTTCGTTTCAATCAGAGACTGAGCCAAGTGCTTGGCATAGGTCTGACCGATACGAATGTGATCGCCATCCTCCACCAGAACCTTGGTCAGGCTGAACGCCAGACCGTAGACCTTGTAGAGGTAACGCTGAATGAACAGCACGCCGCCAGACTGGTAGGTGACTGCCATGCCATCAGGAAGTTCCGGCGCAGCACCGAAGCCGTACAGGACGGGTTCTTCATGGTAGTTGCGGGGAATGCCCTTTTGCTCACGGAAGACCATCTTCCATTCATCAGCACGCTGATCGTAAACTCCGTCGAAGACCTCGTTCAGGATCGGCTCGACGACTGACCGAAAGTCAGTACTACGCATAGGTGTAGCCATGGTTCAAGCCCTCCTTACACCGAGTTGACAGAAGCCTTGTACTGGTGCTCGTTGATGCGAACAGTCGCAACCACGTAAGCGTCAGTCAAGGAGTCGTTGATGTTGTAGCCCCAACCGGTGATCTGGAATTGGCCAGAAGTCGCTTGGATGGCCGTCAGGTACGTGTTGCTCAGACCGGTGCTGGTAGAACCGCCCGGAGAAGCAACCGTCCAATCACATTCTTCGCCAACAGCGGTTTGAACCGTGGTGCCTGCAGAAGGATTGTTGTACTGAACATCGAACAGCGTTTCAGGATCGTCGTAGACCCATGCAACGATGTTAGTTGCCGTTGTGCCGGTGGGCCAGAACGGCGAAACAACCGGACGACCGGTGGAATCGTTGTACTGACAACCAGCAAAAATACCGAGAAGGGAAATCCCATCCACGGTGCCGGAACGGGTACCATCACTGGTGCCCAACTGGATAACACCTGCATCCGTCAACTTTACAGGGTCGCCCTGAAAGATGTTGGCAGCGTAGGTGCTAGCGATCGTGTAGGCTTTCGGGCGCATCTGGCCACTGTTGTGGTAAGACGGACGAAAGCCAAAGGGTGCGCTAGTCGAAGACATAGTTTGCTCCTAAGGTTGAATGGTTCGTCAGGAAAGGTCAAAGACCGGTTCCCTATCCACACCAAACTCCCTATTTCCGTCGCCCATGTCAACACGAGTTTTAGAAGCACGCGCCTGCTGTTCCAAGAAGTCTTGAGTGTCGGTGAGTTTTTCTTCCTCACGCAACGGAGCATCGTGGTGCGCTTCACGCATGTACTTTTCGTACAGTGAAAGCGGCAGTTTGAAGGCAAGCATCTCGTTCACGCCGATGAACCCCTGCCAATCGCCCGTCTTGAGCGTTGCATATTCCCAGCCAGGAACATCTTCTGGCTTCACGGGCTCATAGCCCAAACGGATACGCATTTGGATGGAGTCACGCGGGTTTGTCGTGGTCAGCCAGCACAAGTGCCAGCCGTCTAGTTTGGGCAAATCCGGTAGAGAGGATTGGTGAAATTGCTGACGGAACATTTCTACCCGCTCATCATCGGAAATGGCGCGATTTTGTGTGGATGCACGATCCTGCATCGCGCGGTTCTCGCGACCTTCGCCAGCGGATTTCTTTAGTCGTTCGTCGGTCATGGTACTCGCTCCTTTCAGCGATTGATTGAATTAAAATCTGTTTCTATGAAAAAGGCAAGCGTTTTATGATCTGTTCGCTCGATCATATTCTGCATACCTCTTTACATATTTCTGTCGCAGCACGGGGTCGTCCCAAACGCCTGCGTCGATCAACGCCTGTTTGCGCTCAGGACTGATGTACACTTCTTTGCGCGTGCTGGTTGGCGCGTGCTCACGGCCAGACCCAACTGCTGGACCGCCACGCGGGGTGCGTTGCTCCTTGGTTCCTGTTTTGCCGAACCGCTCCGGCAACCGGCGCGCAGCACGCTTGCGCAGTTCTGTCCAGTATTCCTCGCTGCGAGGGTCGTAACCGTCTTTGGCGAGAGACTGATCGATGGCGATCACGATGGATGAATCCTCGTCACGACCTTGTGAGTCGTACCAAGGGTTCTCCTTAATGAACTCCTGCGCGTAGTGCATTGTGCGCTCGTCGATCTGTTGCTTAGGTTGCGGCGGACGCTGTTGCACATTTTGTTTCTGTGCGCTCAGTTGCTGGATGCGAGCCAGTGCCTGATCGCGGTAGCGCATTGCTTGCGTGACGTCTTCACCGTTGCCAGCCGCGACCGCTTTAGCGATAACCTTATCGGCCATCTCGGCTTCTTTGGCGGCTTGCGCGATTGCAGAGTCTATTGTGTTGAGGTCACCTTGGTGCGCACGCTGTTCTTGTGCAGTCAGGCGACGTTCAAGATCGTCGTTGCGGCTGCGCAGGAAATCCAACTCAAGTTTGTCACGCTTGATGGCTTCTTCGCGACGCTGTTTGCGCTCCAACTTCTCCTTGCGACGGCGTTCGCGGATTGCTTCACGCTCGTCGTCGTGTTCTTCTTCGTCTTCATCATCTTCTTCTTCTGTAGAGATGCGCTCGTCGTCTTGCCCGTCGTCGTCATCTTCAGCTGAGGCCCTCAGCTTGGACTCGTCTTCAACGATCACGATCTCTTCGTCTTTGGGGTCTTCTTCTTTGATCACTTCACTCATTTGTCATCTCCTTTCAGATGAACGCCTTGATCGCCAACGGGTCACCAGTTACCTGCCCGATGATGTCGAGGTCATTGAAAATTACGAACATTGCTGACTCTTTTTTGCCCATGGTTTCTTTTGTAAGAGGCACCTCCCAACGGTCTCCACCGTATTTCGGCACCCGAACAAAGTCTCCCACGTTGCACCAAGAGCCTTCCGGCCAGTGTTCCATGGTGTTGCGATTTTTGAACGCGAGTGGTCCAATGCTGATCACCTTGGCAACTTGTGTGTTCCACTTTTCAGTGTCGCGCGACTCGCTGTGCAAAATGATGCCGCCAGAAGTTTTGCTCTTCGGCGTACGGATTTGAACCAGAACGCGGCTTCCAAAAGGCTGCACTCCAGCGTCTGCCGCCGGAAACGCCTCTGCCAAAGCGTTCTCAGATGTCATTGTCACCGTTTTTCTCCTCATCAACAAGTTTCAAGAGCACATTGATCGCCGCCTCATAACCGGCGAATATTCCAACGCGCAACCCGTACTCAAAGGCGTCGCGTTCCTGTGGCCGTCTCAAGGCGTCAACAGCAAACTTCTGCTGCTCTTCCTTGAGACGGTTCAACAAGAGGGTTTCGAAGTTCATGCCGGTGTCTTCGGTCCAGAACTCTTAGAAGGTGGTGTGTGCTGGCCGTCACACTTTTCGCCTGCGGCCATGCGGTGATGCTGGGGAACTTCAGCCGTGTTCATTGGAACTTCTTTGGCTTTGTTGGGATTGTCGCTCATGATGCGCTCCTTTTCAAGGGTTGGGGTTGATGCCTGTGCCGGTGCTCACCGAGACTCGTTCGCCAGTTGCCAATTCGGCTGCAGCGAGCAATTTCGCGGTGTCGTTGTCTGCCGTGTTCATGCGCTCGCGTGCGGCGATGTCCGCAGCGGTGCGCTCGTTTTCGGCAATTTGCTTCATCTGCTCTGCCTGCAGCTTTTCTGCCTGCTCCTGCTGGCGTGCGGCCAGCTTTGCGGCTTCCAGTTGCTGTTGCGTTTGCAGCTTCTGCTGATCCAGTTGGACGCGTGCCTGATTGTACTGCGCACGCTCTTGCAGTGCCTGACCCTGAACTTGCGCGTTCATCTGTGCAATCTGCATGCTGTTGTCGGGCGGCATCGGAGGCTGCGGCTTGAACTGCTCGGCGAACTCCGTGAGCGCGGCCAGTTCCTGACCGAACGAACCAAGCTGCTTTTCGATCAGTTGTTGAACCTGAATGATCAACTTGACCTGCTCTTCCGCTTCTGCCTCGATCAGTTCTTCGCGTTGCGCTTTGTCCACGGCGTTGTGAGCCTCCACAAGGTAGTAGTTCAACAAGTGATCTTTCAAGTGCTGCGCAATCGCATAGATGCACGCTTGCATGATTGGCGGGTTGGAACCCAGCAACGGCGACTTCAGGAACGCCATATGCGTCATGATATGCGCGATATGATCCTGGCGCGGCAAAACGTAAAGCGGTCTGCCCATCGACGCCGCCACGTTCTCGCTGACCGGATCCATGTCCTCGCTGGCCATCTGTGGCTGCATGACATCGTCCGGCGTGATCTTCAGTGTGCGCAAGAACATCTCTTCGACCTTGCGCGGGTCGTACAGCTGCGGCATCATTTGTGCGCGCTGCATGATGGCTTGCGTTTGCGCGAAGCGTTGCGTCTCGCTGAAGATTGCCGGATCGCTGACCGGCATCACGTCCATCGGACCATCGAAGTCGCTGGGGTCGATCTCCAAACCTGCGTTGTGCGCCTCGATGTCTTCTTCGGTCAGGTACGCGCTGTTCAGGCGGTGCAAGATCGAAAAACACTTTTCCATCGCGTTGTGCAGTCGCGAATGGATGGACGAGAAAACCACCATGCCCTGCTCGATCAGCGCCATCGTCGTGCCGACCGGCTGATTGGGGTTCTGGTCGCTGAGTTTCTCGAACGACGTTTGCACGACGCCTTTGCCCGCATCGACCAAGAAGCCCAGCAGCTGGAACAACACCGGACTCGGACCATTGAACGGCAGAGGCATCGCCAGCTTGCGAACATCGTCCACCATCGCGCCGCCGTCCAGTTCAACAACCTCGGTGGGCTGGACGTTGATGGTCTGACCGTTCGGTCCACCTTTCAACTTGAGCAGTGTGGGGACGTTCTGAATGTGTGCGCTGTCCAACAATGCGCGCAACGCGCCAGTGGCCGCGCCGCTCAAGCCGCCAATCATGTGGGTCAACCCGATCGGGTACGCACCACGCCACGGAACGAACGGGAACTCAACGATCCAATCCAGCTCATTGCGCAGTTCGTCGTCCGGCTCCCAGTTGCGGTAGAGCGCCAGCGGCAACTCGGTGGTTTTGTCGATGCTGAGGATGTAAGGTTCCAGCCCGTCTTCAAACTCCAAGAACGTGTAGATCTCGTAGATGGTGCGCAGACCGTCTTCGTTGTAGCTGGATTCCTTGCGACCTTCGATCTTGTCGTTGGCGATGGACGACTTGCTCCAATCGATCTCGCCAGCGTAACCAAGGTCCACGTCGATGTACATGCCGCTCTTGACGCGACGCTGGTATTCCATCTTGGTTATGTACTGGACGTGCGTCTTGCGTTCGGCGGTGTAGAAGTTCGTTGCGGCGAACGGCAGGTAAATGTCGTCGATCGGCACGAACTCGCTCATGGGTCGGCGACGCTGCGGATTCCACATGAACTTCATGTACTGCCCACCGCCGAGCGGCAACTGCGTGCTCAGCTGTTCAAGTTCGCTGCGGAACTCGGGCATCTGCTTGGTGGTTTGCCAGTTCAGGAACTCTGTTTTGCGTTCAGCCTTCTCGACCTTCTTCTTGTCCTGCTCGCCGTAGATCTTCGACTTCACTGGACCGTTGGGCGGAAAAATCTCTTTCATGAACCGCGCCGAGAAGTCCACGCACGCCTCGACCAGCATCGGGTGAACGACCTTGTTCGCGCCGGTGAACTGCGCGCCTCCAGGAGCGTCGTCGCCCAACCCTGTGCGGCGCAGACCTTCCTCGTACTGCTTGTCGCGTTTTTCGCGAGCCTCTTTGTCTTTTCCGATCTTGTCGAGCAGGTCGGTGACCGCGACCTTCAGCGCGGCTTGGTCAACCTCTTCGACAATGTTGGCGAAATGCGCGAGGTTGCGCTTCTCGTCTTCGTCGTTTTCCATGCGCAGGACTGCGCCACCGTCTTCGGTGTCTTCTACGTCTGGAAGTGAGTCCTCGTAGGAGACAGTTTCGCCTTCTTCGAGGGACTCGTCGTCGCGTTCGTTGATATCAGACATGGGTTCCCTCTCTGAATTTTTTCACAATTGTGTCGACCAAAGCCGGATCGTACTTGATGTAACCGCCTTCGGCTTTGTTGAGTCTGGTTCCGAGGTCGGAGGAGCGTTGACGAGCGGCGCGTACGGCTTCTTCGATTGTTTCGTACGAGTTGTACTTCTTGCCGCTCTTGAGTGCGCGCTCCACCGCCGTATCGTCGTCGACCACTTTACGATCCCACAACGAAGGGATGTTGGTCGGACGACCTTCGTTCAGGCGCGGATCTTGCACCGTGATCGAGATCTCGGTCGAAACGCTGCCGTCCGGATTCTGCACAGCCTCGAACCCGTCGTGCGTTTTGAGACCGCCTTTTGCGTAACCGTTGCCGACAGAAGCCATGAGTGCTTCGACCGCTGCGGGATCGTATGCTCTCACTGCGCCACCGGCTGCGTAACCAGGAACGCCTGCGTCGCGCAACACACTCGTGACGTAGTTCTGCGTCTCGCGGAACGGCGGGATGCCATTGTGCTTGCGGACGTTGCCTGGACCAGCGTTGTACGCCGCCAATGCGAGAGGCAGTGAACCGAACTCGTCCCACTGCTGGCGCAAGTAACGTGCGCCGCCTTCGAGGTTCTGTCGCCAATCCGTCGGGTCGACGCCCAAATCACGAGCCGTTCCAGGCATCAACTGCGCCAAGCCAATCGCACCCTTGGGGCTGCGAGCGTTGGGGTTGTATGAGCTTTCGTTTTGAATTAACGACACGAACACATTCGGCGGCAGACCGTACCGTTCAGCGAGCATCACAGCTGTGTCGCGGTAAACGTCTCCGGTGAGCGCAACAGATTCGCCAGTCGGCACGGCAGCGGTTGTTGTCGGTCGCGGTGGCGGACGCGTCGGGCTGCGCGAAGCAGGCGTCTCAGCCGTGTCCAAGCGGAACTCCTGCGCGTCTTGCTTGCGCTGCAGAGAACGCAGACGATTCAACTCAGCCATGAACCCTTCGAGCAACGAGGGACGAACCTTGCCGCCTTGTTCGTACTTCTGATACAGGTCTTCGAGGCTCACAGAGCCGCCTTGCTGCATCGGCACGGAAAGAACCTCGAAGATCTTGTCGCTGTAATTTGTTGGCTGCAAGATGCCACGTGAGCGCAAGAAGTTCTCCAACAACGGCATCAGCTGAGAGCGGTTGCGTCCAACGATGTTGTACTCCTGCGCGAAACCCTTGGCCAGTTCTGAATATTGGTCCATCGGGTTCTGCGGAGACGTGTCGCCTCGATCTTGGCGCATGGCGGCTTCAGCAGCGTTCCGAGCCAGCGTCGCGTCCGTCCGTGCAAAGTAGTCTTGAATCTGCGCGGGGTTGTAACCGGCGTTCATCAAGTTCTCACGCTGCGTGTCGCGACCACGGAACATGCCAGCTTGCCAACCCATCTTCAGATCGTTGGCGATGCCTGAGGGGATTGACTTGAGTGTTTCTAAAAATCCCATCGGTTGCGAAGGCTGCGCCACGTTG